GGCTTGTTGTAAGCAACATTCATAAGCTTAGCCTCAACTTGCTTTTTAGTAAGACGGGTTACGTTCTCGCCAAGCAAACGACAGTAGTCTTCCATCTCGTCGATAGACAATCCTTTTACTCTTGATAGAGCATCGAATGTCATCTCGGCTTTAGAGATAGTTGCTATTGCTTCATCTTCATGGTTCTCAAAATAGAAGCGGTGGTAGTCCGGATTAACAGATTGTTTATTCTTAGCTACCATGCCGCTTCCTTTTAGGAGTTCTATGAAAAAATCGTCTACCGCACTTCCCGATACAAACTCTTGCAAGTGTGAAAACTTATAAGAATCTACATCAGACATACGGATAGGTGTGCCATCAGCTACTACAACAGCCTCATCACCTTCACTAACCTTCTTTCCTTTGTACACTTTGCCATTTACATCAAAGCTCATTGTGGACTCTGTGTAGATAGGGGCAATGAATACAGGTGCTGTTTGATACTTCTTATCTGAAGCTATCAAACGGACTCTTTCTTCTTTTTTTATTGTTTCTGACATTTTCTTAGAGATTAGGTTGATTATGGTTTATACAATTCAGCAACACCGAATGGGTTTTTCAAGCAAATACCAGTCTCAGAGAGAACTTGTACTTGGTATCCGTCCATTGAGTTACTTGTAACTTCAGCACGTCCTGTTCCACCTGGAGACGCCATACCTGCAATTACTTTCTTAACGAACTTACGGTCATCACCACCAGCTCCAAGAGAAATTAATTCGATATTAGGATCGCCACCGATAGTGTTACCTAAAGATGCGAAGATTGCACGATACGATTCTTTGTTTACACCATAGATATCAGTATCGCGTGGACGCCATGCAGCATCAAAAGCTTGGTTCCAAGCTGTGATTAACTTCACGCCACCCATTTCGTATGCGTTAAATGCAACTTTAACACCCATTTTCTTGTCTTCCTCAGAAGAGAATAATGGAAGTGGGTTGAATTTAAACACATCACGCATTAAACGCTGGAAGTTCCAGATGAACGCTTGGCCACCCATTACAAATACTTCAGTCAAACCATCGTTTGTAGAAAGCAATTGTAAGTTTTGCATTACGTTTTCAAGAACGCGAACATTTAATGTATTGTATTGATACTTCAAAGAAGAATCACCTTGAGAAATCAAACCATCACCTTGAACGATCTCACGACCTTTCAAATCTTTCAGGTAAGTTGTTTCGTTAGCATCGATAGATGCACGGCCCCAAAGCAATTGATTCTCGCGAGCATAAGCCCAACGTCTCATCATTTCCAACTCTTGAGTTTTGAACCAAAGCTTTTGGCCATTGTGTTCAACCCATAATACTGTATTCTGAGCAGAGCCAGAGATAGAGTATTGCATACGCTGGATTGTCATATAGTTGGTATGCCATTCAGGGAATGTGTTCTTCTCATAACCAGTTTCAGACAACTCATGGAACGCAGTATGGCTGAAGCCAATTTCGTTTCCAAGATCAACCAAGTTCAAAGGACAGAAAGAACCAGCTTGGTTACTGATTAATTTCACTTTGTAATCCCATACACCAGAAGTAGATTCAACCGGGTACTCATCCATTACTTGTAATAAAGTTCTACGGTCTTTCAACTCAAGAACGTCATTAGGCGAGAAGTAATTGCTATCTGTATGGATAGTGAAGTAACTACCATTCAAACCTAAGTTTGCAGTAGTGTAACCCGTAACTGGAGTTGGCGTTGCAACCATTGTTGCTTTACGGAAAGGGTAACCTTTCAATGCCCACATAAACTTACGGTTTCCAATTACCTTGAAGTTGTCTTCAGATACACCTGGATAAAGCCCTTTTTTTGACATTCCGCGTCTTGCTAAGAATGAAGAAAAAGCTGAGAAGTTACTTTCAAACAAATTTACGATGTTTGAAGAAATTTCTGGGCGAGTCAGCAATGCAGCAGCCAATGAGTTCGTCATTGTGGTTCTGTTAGCATCATACGATCCTGTTCCAATAATTTTCATTTCTTTTTTTTGTTAGTTAATTGTTTTGTTTACACTCGTTCTGGTGCAGCTAATGCGTCCAAATCTATCTCGTTAGTGTTTTGCACTCCCGATTTCTTTGCTACTCTTGGTTCTGGATCGAGCTTATCTAAAAAACTCTTCTTTCCACCCTCTTTCGCCTTTGAGAGGGCTTCCCTTACTTTAGTATCACCTTTAGAAAGTAAGTACGCTACCTTTGCTAAGTTTTCGTTGCTTTGCAACATCTCTACTAGGGGAGCAACTCCGGTTTTCTGATCCGGTGTTACTAGATATCTGAAATTCTCTGCGAATTCAGATTTGTCGCTTTGCGATAACTGAATTCCGAGTACATCATTCATTTTTGAAAATTCACCAAGAGTGTTCTTTATTTGAGACTCTCTCTCTGTGTGCATTTGATTCATTTGCTCTTGTTGAGCTAAACGGGCCTCAGTAGACATGCGTTCTGCTAATTGCTCTTTCTCTTCGACATATTTCGTTCTAATCTTTTCTGCTTCGATTTCCAAAAGCCCACTATTATCCATTTTCTTAATAGTCTCATCAATCTTAGCATCGTCCCATCCGTTAGGTCTTTTTTCAGTTTTACCGAAGTTTTGCTTTAAAGACAATTTAACTAAGTCGTTAGCATTCATATTCGTTACAGACGTAGTGTCTGTCATCTTTTGAATGTACTCATTGGCGTCTACTCCAGCATCAATAGCCTTCTGCATTTTAATAACTTCAGGATGCAATTGAGGAGCTTTCATGTATTCGATAGCCTCTTCAACTTTATCATAAAAGTTATCAGCATTAGTATCTTTTGGAAGCTCAAAGTCTTCTCCATATTTAGCCTTCATTTTAGCAATAATGCCAGAATGAAAGTCTGTACTTATGGTCTTATCAACAACTGATTGTTGAGAACCTTCTGGTTGATTTGAGCCTTCCGGCTTATCAACAGTGTGGTCTGTGTTATCAACATTACCCAACTCCTTATCCATCTTGTTGTCAAGATTAGGAAGTGATGATGTGTCGATAGGTTCTCCGCCTTCTCCAGGAAGTGCAGGTGCTCCTTCGGGTCTTGATAATGCATCTAAGTCTACCGTAGTAGACTGTGCAGCTCCGCTGTCCATATCCTGGCCAGGGTCTTTTTGCAGTCTTTGTTTTCTTATGTTCATGGTTTTCTTTGGTTTCTATTTACAAATTTATTAATTTTTTGTCTTCTTTAAACTATTATTGACCTTATCGTATTCAATTTTCTTGTTAGCTACGGTATGCTTATGGATACTATCTGTTACTCCAGCCTGTATTTCAAGAGCATTTAGCTTAGCTGATATAGCAGATTCTCTAGCTTGTTGTTCAAGATACTGCTCTTCAGTCTTAACATTAGAAGCAATCTCCATCTCCTTAAGATATTTGTCTTGTGCAAGTTCAACTTTCTTAAGCTGTTCTTCACGAGCAAATTTCTCTTTCTCCCAATCAAGCTTAGCCTTATTAACCTGGTCGGCCATCATGGCTATTTGACCCTTTTGCTGTTCCATAGTCTTTTGGAACTCTTGGTCCATTTGAAGCTTTTGAATTTCGAAGTCATGTTCTCCCCCTTGAGCTTGAGCAGCTTTCTTTTCTGCCAACTCTCCATACTTCTCTAGCTGAACTTCTATCTCTTTAATGCTATCCATTGAATATATCTTGGCTAAGTTATGAAGAGGTATAATACCTTCCTTATGACCCAATGAAGCCAATTGCTTTATCTCATTAATAGCTCTTTCTTCCTTACCACCATTTCCAATAAATAGTTCATAGTCTGCACTAGATATCTGTCCCTTTTGAATATTAAACACTTCTTGTCCAAAATCTCCTAATACATACTGACCACGCTTTCCGTCTTTCCAAGCTATCTTACAAAGATTAACAAGTCTCTGTAAAGCATAACGCTTTATCTGATCGTGCTCGTAATAAAGGATTTCTGTAACAAGTGAAGATTGCTTTATTGATTGCTCAGTAGTTCCTACTGCATCATTCTGATTTATGCTTCCAAGGCGTTGACGAGATACTCCTGTGATATCACCGGCTAATTCTTCAAGATGGTTCATAATATCAATTAGAACCTTAATGCTTGGAGAAAGTGTATCATCGTAAGATTGGAACTGATTAAACGAAGCTTGGCGACCCATGCCTTCTTTAACAGTTTGAATCCATCCAACTCCTAATTTTTTCTGATACATCCACTCCTGCATACTCATTCCATCTGGAACTTGACTCTTATCCATTATAAAGCCTTTAACACCACTTAGAGCTAACATAAGCTCTTTGTGATAGTTTACTAGGTTGTATAGTATTTGAATGTCTTTTGCAGCCCAAACGATAGAATAAGGCTTTCTATTAAGTCCATTGAATGCTTTACCTATATATGGCAATTGAACCTTTCCATAAATGTCAACACTTCTTAATTGACAAGGCAACTTCCTCATACGAGTAAAGATTCCATTATCAATTAAGACACCTTCCCATACATCATTAACATAAGAGTATTCAACTTCTTCTCCTGTTCGAAGCTTCTTCGTTTCATCGTCGTCGATAAAGTGAGTGAACGACTCCCCTGGCATGTGCTTGTTCGGAGACTTCTTAAACTTAAGCTCCCTTGGACTTTGCCAAGTAACATAACAAACACGCATTTTATTCGTGTAATCATTAGTTCCTGAATATAAAGCAGTAGAGCCTCCGTCAGTAGAATAATCTCTAACATTAGAATATTGGTAAGAATTGCTGTACATGGTATTGTTATAATCATACCAGTTTCTACGCATTAGCTTATCAATGTCTTCTGCTGATAATTCAGCCTTGAACTCATCTACAACTTGGTTTACAGTCATCCATCTTTCTTCCATTGCCCATTGGCAATCTCCAACCCAATCAGATTCGTCATCATTTGAATAGAAGAAGTTTAATGGATTAACTCGTCTTAGAATTGGATCCTCGTCACCCGGATGATAGTTTACATAATAAAGTTCTTTATCTGTAACTATCTTATCTTCGAATCCATTATTGAAAATGTCTTTTATATTGTACTTAGCAAGCAGATACCTTAATCCCTTTTCAGAAATCATCTCAAGCATATCCTTGTATTGATATCGATAGTAGTTCTCTACCTTTTCAATATCTTTCTCATTAAGCATTTGCTCGTGATTCAATGGCTGAAGCATCTGATTTAGCTGCTCACTCATTGCATCTATTTGTTGTTTTTCAGCAGGGTCCAACTCCTTGCCTTCTTTTTCAGCAGCTTGTTTCATCTGCTCAAACTGTTGTTGTTGCTTTTGTATTTCAGCAGTAGTCTTTTGTATTTTCATCTGATGACTAATCAGAGCTCCATTCATCGTGTCTAAATAAGACTTGAATTTAGCGTCCTCTTTCTTTCTAAGGGATTCCTGGTCGACAGTATATACTCTAAATGAAAAAGGTCTTTGTACCTCTTGGCTTCTAAGGAGGTCAGTTCTGTTTCTTAGAATTGGAATGAATCGTATTTTAGCAGGATACTCGTAAGTATCTACTTTTCTTAAATAATCATAATCGCCCTGGTCGAATATTCCATTATGTAAGTCGTAACAAAACTTATCTTTTTGTTTTGTTAAATACGTATTGCCCACCATCTTCACGATAGACATAACACACATCTTTCTCCACTCAAGGTCCTTTTCCTTCTCGGGCAAATTTTGTTTTGGCAGAGGCATTTTACGAAGCTATTTTTAAAAAGTTTGTACCCATTTTACCGTCCTTACCTGTTTTGTAAAAAAAGAATTCTTGCTTTTCGGTAGACTTCTCTTTTATCTTCAACTGTCTATCATCTAGTTCATGTACTATACAAAGTGAAGAACTTATTGTTATATCGCAGTTGTAATCTTTATCATCTCTATAATTAATAGCAGCTATAATCTGTTGTTGATCACACATACTATCTACATTTGTTTCAATGTAATCCCTGTATGCTGTTATCCAATACTCTTTCGTTGATGGATCTATTCCAAAACGATTATTAACTCTACTATCTTTTACGTTTGCGTATGCAATACGTGGACGCTCTCTTAGAAAATGAGAAAATCCATTTCTCTCATACCATCCAAAAATACCAATATTTGACCACTCTATCAAATTAGGAGCCATATAATACATGCAAAGTTTTGCAGTTGCTTCATATGCCTCTTCTGCCGTCTTTGGTCTTTCAGTATATCTAGCTACAAATATGCGTGAAGTATCGTTTGTATTAACAAAGCCTTTAAAGATTTGACAGGATAGTTTTGAACCAGAACTGTTTGATTCATCCTTATCGTATGAGTCAGTAGAGCCTTTGTAAAGATTCATAATCACATTGCTATTAGCATCCTTTATAGGATGTTCTAATATCTTAAATGGACCATTTGCATCAGGTATCCATTCTACATCTATGGCCTTCCCCTTTTCATCTTTAACCCATTCTAATCTGCCATTTTGTATAATGTCATCAAGCTCTCTATGCTTTCTTATAAATGCTAATCGCTCATTAAGCTTCTGAACATTAAACCTATTACCTCCAGTACGCATGAAAGCCTCATCTGGAACTAATGGCATTTGAGTTAAGTAGTTTATATAAGCCTTTCCATCTTTAGCTTTACGAGACTCTTCTCTCTTCTTATAGATCTGCTCAAGAGATGGCTCTTTTAATGAATTACCATCTTCGTCAATAACAGCAAACTTCCAAGCCGGTACAAAGTAACAAGTCTTTTTAAGAACCTCTTGCTCTTCATCTCCTTCTTGTTTGAAAGACAGCATATCCCATGCATCAGGAGAATAAAATATTTCCTCAAGTTCATCTGCCCCTTTCTCCATATCGCCACCAGTACCAACCATTATGGCAATACCTGTCTTTTTAAAGTTAGCCTCTAATGCAGGCTGTATGTACTTATAGGCTTCTTTTATACCAGGGAACTTACCAGCCTCCTCAAACATTATCATAGATGGAGAGTTATGAACAACAGTGAAATCAGACAGGAGAAACGTATGATCTCCATCACATTCAAAACCATAATACTCACCGGTCCCACATCTACTAACAGATACTCTTTTTGTAGTATTTACTTTGGCAATTTTTATGCACTTCTTTCTCTGAATAAGCACAGGCAATTCTGTTACATTTCCAAATATATTGATTCTCCAATAATTCTTTCCATAAACAGTTTTTGCATTAACAGTACACCAAAACCCAAGACTCCTTGCTATTGTAACAATATCATCTTTTAATCGATCAAACTTGCTGCATATTTCATAACCACATCCGGACTCAAAAAGATGTCCATCAGAATCTATCAATCCAGCTAACAATTTAAGTCTATTAGCTCTTGAATTAATCAAATAATCAATAGGAATGTGTTTATTGTGAATAAGATTGTATGACTTAAGAAT